GCCCCCTTTTTTATTCTGCAGTTTTCTTCTTACCAATATTATACTTACTTTCTAAGTTCCACTCTACCTTATCCTTATAAGCAATAACTTTAATCTGATTCAGTGGGGCAATATCCTCAATCTGTCCTGCATTTACAATCTCAATAAGTCCCCAATCAATAAGAAGTTGTATAATACGATTGCGTCTCTGTAGGTCGTTCTGAGTAATGTTTGCTCGTTTACCATCTAGAGCAAATAGTTCCTTAAAGTGAACAATGTAATACTTACCTTTCTTATGAAGAATATGGCACGACTGATAGAGTTTTTTCTCCTTACGTGAAGCAACTCCAATACGAGTCAGAGTCTCACGAACCTTAAGGAAATCATCAGGTTCCTTAAGAATTACCTCCACCATCATTTCTGGTTTCCAATCAATCTCAACATCAAATTCCACTGTCATTTCTTTCCTCCAGTATCAAGTTTTTTACGAATCAAATTAATTTGATCTTTATTAAGAAGGGAAAGGGCAGATTTTGCCTTTTCATTACTATAACCATAATATTGTTTGATTAACTCTAGGTCGTTAATCTTATCCTTCTTTAACCAAGGAGAAAATCTTTTCTTTCTCCTGATTGTATTTAGATAATAAACGTATTGCAATTTACCATCTAAGTGACTATTTATATTCATTTCATTTGCATACATGACAGTATCAATGAAACCAGAAAGACAACGATTAATGATGTATGGAGAGTATTGTTTAATGGCAGTTGGATCCTCATCCAGAAGATTATTCTTCTGGAGATTAATAGAGTTCAACCAATCTTTCAATTCATATTTCATAGCAAAGATTCTAAGGAGGATGTAGTCGGATAATTGGTAATCAACAACTCAGTCTTAAGATTATCCTTACGGTGGACCATACCATAACGAAGTTGCCAATGTTGCTGATAATACTTCTTGTACCTCTCAGTAATATAATCATTCACATTATATGTGATCATAAAATTGTGAGGGCAGTTATCAACAATATCAGCAAATCTGTCGTGACTGAAAGACTTGTGCAATTGTCGTTTGGTTCCATACAGAAAATCTTTGATGTCATATGGAGGATCAAGAAACACAAATACATCCTCACCAGGTTCCAACATAACCTCAGAATAATCTTTGTTGGTGATCTTCCAACGTTTGATAAGTTGAGAATAACCTTTCAGTTTACCAATGTTCATCCGACTAAAATTTTGCCGTGAAGCAGTGACACTGAAGGTGCTGTTTTCAGTCAACCCAGAGTAAGAACACTTGTTCAGGATGTAAAAGGACACAGCAGAGTCAAACAGATCTTGAGTTTGAATATCATCCTTTGCTTTGTTGAACAGTTCCTTATGTGCCTGATCATCATCATTTAGAATATTCTTGATACTGAGAAGAGTATCAGAGAGTTCCTCTCCAGCATCACGAAGAATAGTCCAGAAATTATACAGAGGATAATATAGATCGTTCACCCAAACAGGTTTATTTGGGTAACGTTTGGATAGATGCAAACTCACAGAACCACCACCTAAGAATGGTTCCCTGAGTTCCTTAAAATCGGGAAACCAAACATCCAAAGATTTGAGTGCTTTGGTTTTCCCACCAGGATAACGAAGAGGTGACTTCAAAGATTTTGTTGTTGCCATATCAAACAATAATTTTCTTGCTAGGTGTAATTACAGTGCTAAACATCTTTTGATATTGCTCGACAATCTGAGGATCTGCCTCAGCAATATACACAATGAAGTGACGATTAATTTGAATCTCCCTTTCACTTTTACTCAGCATTGGGGACCATGGGGCAAACCCAAGAGTTCCTTCACCACTCGGGAATCCAACAATCGGATTCTCTACAACAATAATGTCTCGTTCTTGGTCATTAATAACATCAGCAATCAGATCCTCACCAGAGGACATACGAATAAGTTTTACGTTCATTTGAATTCACACCTCATCATAATTTCGGTCATAAAGGCAAGAGTATTAATCTCTTGGTCTGCAACGAATGCAGATTTGTATTGGTACTCAGCAAGTATCAATACTGCTTCTGGAATACTTGGTGGTTCCAGATAATCATAAAGACAATCATAGACTCTACGAAGAATGAAATTGGGATCATTATCCTGATTGGCAACTACCCATTTACGAACTTCAGTAAACTGTTTGTCTTTGAGTTTCTTCATCAGATCTGAAGAATTGATGTCGGATAGAGCAGACAGAATGCCAACATCAATACGACCTGAAGAAGAATACCTTTGCATCTCATTCAGAATTCTCCTGAAGTCAGGAAAGAATTTAAGAATTAGTTCTGCGACAACTTTCTCTTCAAACTCGACACCTTCCTTTTGAAGGATCCAAGAACACCGTTCCATGAACTGTTCGGCAAGTTGAAGCTTTGTTCTGCCTCGGGCACCGAAGTCAACGACTGCACACCTGGAATGTAAAGGTTCGATGATCTTGTTTTTGTAGTTACAGGTGAAAATGAATCTGCAGTTGTTAGCAAACTCCTCAATAGATGCCCGTAGGAGGAGTTGAACATCTGAGGTCGTGTTATCTGCCTCGTCAATGATGATGACTTTGTGTTTAGCAGTTGACGAAAGTGAGAAGGTCGAAGCAAAGTTTTTCGCATTGTTTCTGACAGTATCGAGGAATCGACCTTCATCGGATCCATTGATGACATAATAATCTGCTCCTAATTCATTACACAGTGCTTTTGCAATCGTCGTCTTTCCAATGCCAGGAGGACCAGACAGAAGAAGATTCGGAATTTCACCTTTATTTAGAAATCCTTTAAAGATTTCTTTAGATTCATCAGAGATAATACAATCCTCAATAGTTTGAGGACGGTATTTCTCCACCCAAAGAAAAAGATCAGACATTCACAACCTCATAAACAACATTAGATTATATCACTTAACTTCTGGTTCTAGGGCAATCCAATAAGAAACAGAATTTTGCTTTCCAGTAAACTTAGCAACTTTAGGATTGCTAATCTGAACTTCATAAGATCCAGGAAGAAGTTTTAGGTTCTCCATCTTCAGACAATAACAGAATTCATCTTCGGTTTTACCAACTGGAAGAGAATAAACATTGGAGGTTTCATTCTTCTTATCGTTTACCGACAGATTGATCTCACCATTATGTCCATAGAGACACAGATCTGGTACACCATAGATGCTTGCTGCTTTCTGCAGTTGAGTCAGAACATCAGCATCCAAATTAAACTCAACATCAACAGAAGGTAGTTCAATCTGCTTCTCAGGTGGTGTCACAATAATGCTGGGATCTGCATAATAGAACACAGACTTTGCTCCAGTAGAATCAGAAACTGTCAGTTTCTTATCATTCGAACAATCGAAATACGGATCCTTGAACAAAGACAATCCACCAAGGAATACACTCAAATCATAGATAGAGATTTCACTAGGAAATGATTCAGTGATTTCTGCTCGGGCAAGAATATTCTTGTTCACAGAAAGAGTGGAAATTACATTACCAGGTTTGATAACAATCGACTTATTGATAGTCGAAAAGTTCTTCAGAATATTCATAGTAGAGGGAGAGACACCAATTTTCATGCTTTAAACTCCTGAAGACCGTTTTGAGTGCGAGAATAATGTTTATCAAAGTGAAGCAGCAACATGGCATAGTGAATCACTTTGAGAAGATCTCGTTTGTTGTGACCGTTCTTATCCCCATATCGAGATCCATACTTAAGGATATTTGCTTGACAGAAATCAGGTGCAAGATCCTTTGCTGCCATCAGATCAATAGTCTGAATAGTACTATACTCATCATCATGCCCACAATAATGACTGCCATAAGTGCTCACTACATACTCTTCAACATCTTTGAAGATTTTATCCTCATTGTATTTCCATTGCATAATTAAATGTCCTCCATGATAGACTCAATTTGGTTAGTATAGCATCTCGTCGTGTAACAGTCAACCTCCGAGAGAAAGAATTGACCCAGGTAGCAAGTTACATATTCACCACCATGATACTCTTTAATTTTACATTTGACAAGAAAAAAACCCTCCCGTCCAGTTAGACGAAGAAGGGTATGTCGTGGGAGATCCTCAAACATCAGAAAGGTGCTTGTTCGTCAACAGGTTGACTATCAACTTTCTCATCCACCTTGGAATAGAGTTCCAGGAAGGATTGTTTGGTATCGGTATCGAAACGGTTCACACACACTTCAATTGCCTTTGCACGTTTGCCAAAGATTTTGTATGCCTTGGCAATGTGAACAAGACGACGGGTAGAGATCACTTCATCCACACCACCATCATAGAAGGTTTTGCGGATCACTTGTGCCCAACGCACCAGTTTCTCAGCAAACTCTTCATCCTGACCCTCAAGTGCCTTAGAGACAATCTTCACTTCCGTTTTTTCAGTCGGATAATCCTGTTCAAAAGTGATCGGGAAACGTTCGAGAAATGCTTCATTAAGTACGTTCGTACCGATGAACCTCCCGTCGTCAGAACCCTTTCCTTTAGTGTTAGCAGTAGCAATAACAGTAAACCCAGCAGAAGGTACGACATACTGACCAGTTTTCTTCAGATAAAGACCAGAACCCTCCAGAATGGACTGCAGACACAGAATCTTGTTAGAAGCAAGGTCAACCTCGTCAAGCAGCAGCACGGCACCCCGTTGCATTGCTTCGATCACAGGACCATTGTGCCACACAGTCTCACCATTCACCAGACGGAAACCACCGATCAGATCATCCTCATCAGTTTCGATGGTGATGTTCACACGAATCAGTTCACGTTTCAGTTGAGCACATGCTTGCTCCACACCGAAGGTTTTACCGTTACCAGACAGACCAGTGATGAAAACAGGATAGAACAGACCAGACTGAATGATTTTCTTCACATCCGAAAAATTCCCGAACGAGACAAAATCTTTATTCTTGGAAGGAATATAGGACTTAACTTCCCGATCGGGATCAACAGCAGGAGCAGCTGCAGGGGCAGCAAAAGTCTCTTCCAGTTTCTCTACTTCTTGTTCCAAATTCCACACTCCACGACCAGATTTATAATTAAACAGTTTCTTAGTAAGGGTTTGATAAGAAATACCGATCTCATCTGCATACTCCCGCAGTTGAGAGGCAGTCACGGTGTTACCAAATCGTTGTTGCAGTTTAGAGAGTTCCACAGTTTTCGTCATGATGTAGGGTTTGCGAGGAGGGGGTTCCGTCGATTACCTTAGTAGTATAAGGCATCGACGGGGTGGGGTCAAGCCACCTGACCCACGAACTTCGATAAGATTGTCTTATTGATCATCTTACCAGTCATATGTTTTTTAAATGCGGTGGCAAGTTGCCCCTTAGAACTAGTGTCTTTCACTTCAAAATCATCGGTAGGTTGATCATCAGGATTCCAATAAGTATACCTGTTTTGATTGTGTTTGGGAAGTTGCATTAGATAGAGTTCATCAAATCCAGCACCTTTAATAGCAACAGACTTGTTCTTCTCCCACTCTTTAATAAGATCGGCAGATTCACTTAGAGTTTTCTGTGCGATATTTGCCTGAACGTGAACTTCACTCTTGGTGCAGAGACGGAACCCGAGCAGGTTGTAGTCAACAATATTGGAAATATACTCAACAAAACTGTTGGTGATTCCATTATTATCGTACTCAAGTTGACACTGATACCGACTCTTAGGATCCCGCACAACATACACACGATCACCATACATCGGTTGATCTGAAACAGACTTCAGAGCAGGAATGTATTTATTATAGTGTGGGTGAGCAGCTTCACCGTCAGTCAGATAAACAACGTTAACTTTCTGGACTTTCTCTTCACTTTTGAATTTTTCGACAACCTGAGGGGTCGTGACGATGGTTTCTACCAGGGGAGTGCCTGACAGACCATATTCATAGTTGTACTCACCTTTGTTATTATAATTGTAAAAATGATCACAGTTATAGTACATGTACTCCATCATCTTATCAAGAGTCTGTGCATTCATCCGTGAAGAGAAGAATTCTAGCAGACGGAATTGATGATCGATAGTCAGGTAATCAACCTTGTTTTCGGATGGAGTACCAGGAAACATAGTAGAGTTCATATGCGAGTCGGAGAACGCATAGACACGGAAGGGAATACCAACCTTCTTACAGAACCAGATCAAATCATACAGTTGCTTGAGAGTAGAAGTCATGCAAGAACTCATAGAACCAGACCAGTCAAGGTAGAACACAAGACCGTGATTCTTGCCATCAGGAATGGTAGTGACTTTCTTGAACAGATCCTCATTCCACTTAAAGGTATGAAGTTTCTGAGTATCAAGAACACCAGTGTTGGCAGTGTTAGCACGATGATACTGATCAGCTGCCTTCTTACACTCAAACTCCTTGGCAAGGTAGTTTACAGTTTTGATGCTCTCTTTCTTATAATCCTTGTACTTCTTTGCCACAGAAGCAACATGATCAGAATGACGATTCCGTTGATTTTTCATGAAGTCATTGAAGTCAACAAAAGTCTTCTTATAGGAGACAATCATCTTGTCCAGATTGACAGTAGGAAGATTCACGTAGACATATTCCTTTGCCTTTTTATCAACAAGGTTTTGCTGATTCTCAGTCAGAGCACGATAGGTTTCCGACTTGAATTCATCGGCAACTTCATTCTTACCACCGATCGGAGAACCACCCCGTTCTTGAGTAGAATCACCCCCATCTTGGGTAGTTTGTTGAGTAGAACTACCATTACCATCCTGCTCACTATTCGCAGGACCAGATTGAGTTTGTTCTTCCTGAGGAGTTTCACCACCACCAGCATCAGATTGAGCAGGAGAAGGTACTTGAATCTTCTGCATCTCTTCTTTCTTGAGTTTCAGATATTCAACCAGATCAGTTGCAAGTTGAACAGTATCCTCAAACGTTTCAGTGTCAGCAGCACGATTAACCCACTGCATCTCATCACGTTCGAAAGGAACGATGGTACGATTACCAAACACACCACACTTGTAGTGTACGTTGATACGGTCGATCAAAGACATCTTGGAAATATCTTTGCCATCGAGTTCAAAGAAATCTTTGTCGTTCAGTTCGTTATAACCACGGTAGAAAGATTTTGACAGACCAGGATAACGACGTTTCATGAGTTTCTCAACCCGAACATCCTCCAGCACGTTCAGAACGTCCTGTGGGAGGTCTTGAGACACCTCACCATACTCCACAGGGGTATAGAGAGCATGACCAACCTCGTGCCCCACAAGCATGTCATACACGTCTGCAGAAACGTCCTTCCAGATCGGCAGGCAGAGAATACGGTTCAGTACATCGAAATATGCGGTGGGCACATTACGGTGCTCCACATTCAGATTCTCGGTTGCCAGCAGTTTGGCAAGAGTACCTTTAACTTCCTGGTTGACTGCCATCGGTGCCTCGTTTCGTATGAACCTATAATAGGGCACACGGAACCAGGGGTCAAGGGGTTGACCGATAAGTGTTACTTATGAATGGAGAATAGGAGACTCGAACTCCTGACCTTGGCCTTGCAAAGACCCTGCTCTACCAACTGAGCTAATTCCCCAGAAAGATCCATACGGATCAAATTTATTTATTCAGTTTTACAATCAACAATTTTACTAAAATCTGAAACTTTATCAAATTTAATATTGTTCATGAACTTATCTACGAGAATATCACCCTTGTGAGAGATCACAAAAACATTGGTATTTTTATCAATGTTTTTAAGAATCTTAAGTAGATCTTCAGTTGCCGAAGCATCCAATGAACTATCAAAAACTTCATCCAAAAGTAGTAGATTAGTTGACACAGAATTTTTCATGTGTGCAATCTCTCTCCAAGTGAATAGAAGTGCTAGATCGATCTTTTGTTTTTCACCTTCAGAGAAGGAGGCATAACTAAAAACGTCTCTATATCTAGACTTGATAACCTCATTAAATTCTTCATCAAGGGTAAAGTTAACATAGAAATCCATGCTTGTCAAGTACTTGTTGATCAACTTGTTTATCACAGGGATGTACTTCTTGATAATTCTTGCCTTAATGCCACTATCTTTGAGAAGATTCGATACTACTTCATATTCTGTTTTTTGCTTGGAAACTTCGGCACACTTTCGTTCCGTTCGAATATACTCTTCTTGGTATACTTCCAACTTACCTTGCATCTTAGCAATATCAGGAGAATCAGAAAGACGATTAATCTCATCTTCTAGGTGAGAGATTGATTTCTCACTCATTCTGATAAGATTGTTGAGATGCATAATCTTTGCACCGTTAGACTTCTTAATATCCCTACGTTCTTGGAGAAGAGTAAACTCCCCATCAAGTTCTTCAAGTTGTTCCTTCATCTTTGCAAGAGCATCGATATATTGTAAGGTTTTACCCTGAAGATCGGAAATTTTCCGATCTTTAAATTCTTTCTCGATAGTCTGAGTGCAGGTTGGGCAGGTGTCATTGTCATGAAAGAAGTCAAGATTCTTCTCAGCATCTGATTTATTATGAGTGATCTTAAATTGCAACTCATGAAGTTTATTCAGTTGCTTTTGAATCGTAGTGATCTCAGAAGTATAAAGATCGATATCAATATTTTCTGCTTCCAACATATTGATCTGCTTTTCCAGATCCAGAATCTCTTTTTTGACCTTAGAAATGTTCTCATGCTTTAGAGCAATTTCACCTTCATTCGATATTTGCGAATTGCGAATGTACTCTTCCTGCATCTGAACCTTATCTTGTGCAGACTTTAGTTCATATCCACATTCTTTCTGCTGTTCAATGACTTGACGAATGCGGTCCTTCAATAGGACATTCATCGTGGAGAAGATCTGAATGTCAAGAATATCTTCAATTACTTCACGACGATGTGCTGCAGTCAACTGCATGAAAGGAACAAAAGTAGATGATCCAAGAATCACAACTTGTGTGAATGCTTTGTAATTCATCTTTAGAACATTTTGCTCCAACCACTTTTGTTGGTCTGTGTTTGCAGCTGCTTGATCTACAATCACATCATTTTTGTAGATCTCAAATTTATTTGGTTTAATGCCACGAACAACATTCCATACGGTATTACCAATGGTAAATTCAACCTGTACCACACACTCCTTTTCATTGATGGAGTTGACAAGTTGTGGTTTGTTGATCTTACGAAATGGTTTATTGAATAATGCGAAACAAAGAGCATCCAAAATGGTTGACTTTCCTGCACCATTTGAACCTTGGATAAGAGTAGAAGGATGTTTATCAAGTTCAATTTCTGTGAATTGATTTCCCGTGCTCAGGAAATTTTTCCACTTAATAGTATTAAAAATAATCATGGGGGAAATACAATGTCTTCAGGGGTAATAACGCAATAATTGTAACCAAATATCTCACAGTTTTTAACTACTGTATCTTCATCGATATCTACAACTTCTAAATCTTCATATTCACCATCATTACTGTTTGCTAAAAGTAAACCCATATACCTGTCAGCATCATCTTTCTCTTCGAACATCTGGACAACTTTTTCGTTGTTTCGATCTCGAACAGCATAAACACCACCTGTGGATTGATCTATAAGTAAGAACATTTAGTATTCTAGTGCTTCTGTATATAGAGTTTTTATTATACCAAAAACAGATTTTTTGTCAACCTTGAGTTCCATTTCATCGACAAACTTTTCAAGTACTGTCATAGTATCTTCACTTTCCATATCCAAATCATCTTCTGGATATTCTACTGATAGATCCTCGATGATCTTCAATTCTGCAGGTTGAGAATCATAGATCAATTTAACAAACCTATCAAATAGCAAGGTATCTTCTTTCTTCTCGACAATCAATTTAATGTATTTATTTTGAAGTACCGAGTAATCTTTAGTGAGGTCAACCGTATCTTCATTATAAAATTCTTTATGGAACATCGTAAAAGGATTACGATAGAATTTTAAATCTAGAGTTTCTGTATCTAGAATATGAAATCCACGTTTTGCTTGATAATCGTTCCAATATAACTCGTATGGATTTCCAAGATAGTAAATGTTATCTTTATTCGACCTCGTATGAAAATGTCCTGAGAGAACTTTGTCAAATTTCTTAAATGATCCAACATCGATGCCATGGTCCATTACAACTCCAGGGACAGTCTCAAAACCGTTAAACTCAAGATGGCCCACGCAGAGAGGTGACACAGATTTTTCCAGAAGTTCGTAAACTCTGGATCGATTGTCATCACATATCCAAGGGATCCCAAGTATAGTAAGACCATCAATATCGAATTCAGCAGGGTTATCAATAATCTGAATGTTGCCATACTCTCCCAAGAGGAGAGATGGGGCATTAACTCTGAGAGTGTTTTTATAGTAGATGTCATGGTTTCCTACCAACATGGTTAGTTTCACTCCCATGCTCTCAAGTGGATCAAACCACATTTC